GACAACCAGATTAAGGCGCTCAAGCGGCTGGGCGAGATTCTGGTCGACGCCATCCCGCATTACTACGATGCCGACCGATCTATCCGCATCTTGGGCGAGGATAACGCCGAGAAGTTCGTCCGCGTGAATCAGACCGTGATTGACCAGCAGACCGGCCAGCCGGTGACGATCAATGACCTGTCGCGCGGTAAGTACGATGTGACCTGCACGGTCGGCAAGAGCTTCGACACGGCCCGCATGGAACTGGCCGAGGCCGCGCAGGCGTTGAGCCAGAATCCCGGTCCGCTCGGCATGCTCGGACAGTACGCGATGGTCAAGTCGCTTGATGCGCCGGGCATGGACGAAATTAAGACGGCGTTCCGCAAGGCCCTGGTGGGTATGGGCCTGCTTGAGCCGGGCGAGAAAGACCAGCCGCCCGCCCCGCAGCAACCCAACCCGAAGGATATCTCGGACGCTGAAAAGAACATGGCGCAGGCCAAGCTGTACGCCGAACAGGCTCGCAAGACCAACGCCGAGGCCGATGGCCAGGAATTGCAGAATCAGGAAATGGCCCTTCAGCTTGGCGTGGGCCTTGGCGTGATGGGCGTGGCTCCACCCGAGCCTGCGCCGCAAATGATGCAGCCCCAGCCGCCGATAGGCGGTGATTACGGGGCCATGTAAGGCCGCAGGACGCGGCACCGCACCGGGCGGCATCCCGGGCTAATCGTTCCGAGGAACGCATGACTGACAACGTAGAAGCTGTGGCTAACGCCACGGAGGCGGCTCCGGCTGCCTTTAAAACGAGTGCCGTTCCGAGCGACACCCCCAAACCTGAGCCTGCGCCGCCTGCTGAAAAGCCGGTAGCGAAGGTGGAGGAAGTAGAGGAAAGCCCGGAGGAAACCGATACCGAGGATTCGGCCGCTTCGGACGGGGCTGATGCTCCCGCGCACCCAAAGAATAAGGGTGTGGGTAAACGCATCAATGAGCTAACCCGAGAGAAACACGACGCCATCCGTGAGGCGCAATACTGGAAAGAGCAGGCACTCAAGGCCACGCCGGCCGCGCCTGCACCAGAAGCGCCCACGCAGGCGGTAAGTCAGGAAACAGGCGAACCGAAGCCGGAAGATTTCGACTTCGATATCACCGCCTTTAACCGCGCTCACTACAAGTGGCTGCGGGATGAGGAACGCAAGCAGGAAACCGTACAGCAGCAGCAGCGTTCGTTCACGGAAAAGGAGTCGGCTTTCAGGGCCGAGCATCCCGACTATGACGAAGTTGCGAAGTCCGCTGATGTACCGATTACCCGCGATATGGCCGTGGCGATTCTCGACACCGAGAACCCGCCCGCCATTGCGTACTACCTCGGCCAGAACCCTGACGAAGCCGCCGCCATCGCTGCAATGACGCCCATCGCAGCGGCCCGAGCTATCGGCCGCATCGAAGCGAAGTTGGAAGCGCCCCCTGCGCCTGCTGTCCCCCGGGAACCGCCCAAAAAGACCACCAACGCACCCCCGCCGCCCAAGACGGTTAGCGGTGCTGGCAAGCCGGAAGTGTCTGTGGATGACCCACAGATCACGGCTGCCCAGCGCATCGCTTTCTGGAAGGCGTCGAGGAAAACCCGATAAATCCCAAGGAGTTTCCCCGTGGCTAACGCCCTGCTTACCACCGACAAAATTGCTGACCGCGCTCTGATGCGCTTTAGCGAAGCCTGCACCGCCCTGAAAGCCGTTCCCAAGACCTACGCCAAGGAGTTCAAGGGCGCGGCCAAGATCGGTGATGAGGTCCGCATCGCTATCCCGCAGCACGCTTCCATCCGTACCGGCCGCGTGTCCCAGCCGGCCCCGTTGCAGACCCTGGTCCGTCCCGTGACCATCCGCGAGCAGGTCGGCTTTGACCTGTCGTTCAGCTCGGCCGAGCTGGCTCTGGATATCGAAGAGTTCGACCGCCGCTATATCTCGCAGCAGGTCGCTGACCTTGCCGTGCATGTGGAAGCGGCTGTGCAGACCCTGATGTATCAGGCCACCCCGAACCAGACCGGCACCCCGGATGGCGCGTGGACCAAGATCGCCTATGGCAATCTGGCCAAGAAGTACATCGAGGACCTTGGCGGCGGCGCTGGCCAGAAGAAGATGATTCTGAACAACGCTGCCGAAGCCTCGCTGATTCCGGCGATGAGCGGCCTGTTCAACCCGTCCAAGGAAATCAGCCAGCAGTACGAAGAGGGCATGATTTCCCGCGCTGCGGGCTTCGACTGGTACGCCTCCACCGTGGCCCCGCTGCACGTTCGTGGCTCGGCTAACGCCAGCTACGACATCAACGGCGGCAACCAGACCGGCTCCAGCATCGCCATCGACACCGGCACCGGCACCTTCACCGTTGGCGACGTTGTGACCTTCGCCGGCTGCGTGGCGGTGCATCCGCAGACCAAGCAGAGCCTGGGCTATCTCAAGCAGTTCGTCGTGACCGAGGCCCTGGCTTCGTCCGGCAACCTTCAGATTTACCCGGCGATTGTCACCAGCGGCTCGGAGCAGAACGTCACCGCCTCCCCGACCGATGGCGGCGATGTGGTTGTTCAGGGTACGGCCTCGGACACCTACGGCATCAATCTGGCCTTCCGCCCGGAAGCGTTCCAGTTTGTGACCGTGGATCTTCCGGAACTGGCGGGCTGGAAGAATAGCCGCCGCGAGTATGAAGGCGTGTCCATGCGCGTTGTGGAAGGTTCCGACCTGTCGAACGACCTCAACCTGATGCGCTTCGACATCATGTGGGGCTTCGGTGCGCTGCGTCCGGAATGGGCCTGCCGCATCGCCAACGACCCGGCCAACCTGACCCCGGCCTGACCTGACGGCCCCGGCTAATCCCCGGGGCCTTCTTTCTTTCAAGGAGTTCCAAATGTCCACCACTCTCGTCAACGTCGCTGATCGCGCCGATCAGACCCGCTACCTTGTCGCCCCGGTGGAGTTCACCGATTCGACGGGTGCAACCCTCACCGTGGCCGCTGCCGGCACGGATGCCGCCACCACGCAGGCGCTGGCCAACAGCCTGCGCACCCAGCTCATCGCCCTTGGTGTGGTGGTCGCTGCGTGAAGTCGGTTTACATCGGCATCCCGACCTATGGCGGCGTTGAGAGCGACTTTCTCAATTCCGTATTGGCCGGGGTGCTGGTGTGTCAGGCGGCCGGGTGGGACATTGAGTACGAAGTCCTGCCCGGCTGCTCCCTGATTACCAAGGCCCGCAACCTGATTGCCGATAGGTTCCTGGCCTCGGGTCGGGATTGCCTGTTGTTTCTGGATGCGGACTTGGTGTTTGACGCCGGGGACATGCTCAAGCTGCTGGAGCGCCCCGAGGATGTGATCGGGTCGGCCTACGTTCAAAAGAACGGGCTGGCTAAGTACAACGTGCGGCCTTTGCAGCCGCTAAACCATCAGGACGGCGCGTGGGAGTGCGAAGGCATTGCTACGGGCTTCCTCAAGATTTCCCGCGAGGCGTTCGCCCGCGTTCCCCAGCCCTGCTTCGAAGCGCCTGTGATTGATGGCGAAACGTGGGGCGAGGATTTCTATTTCTGCCGAAAGGTCCGTGAAGCGGGCGGCTCCGTTTGGATGCTGCCGGCGCGTATCGGGCATGTCGGCAAGTTCACCTATTGGGGCAAGGAATGACCACTGTTGCAGACTTCATCCGCGACACGCTCGGCTGCCTCGGCGTGGTGGACGTTCGCCAGCCTGTGCGCCCCGAGGATATGCAGACCGGCATCCGGTTCCTGAATCGCCTTTGCACGCGACTGGAAACCAACCAACTGTCCCTGGGCTGGGCCGACGTTGCCAACCCGTCCGATACGCTGCCGTTGCCTCCCGAGGCCGAGCTGGGCGTGATGTACACGCTGGCCATTGTGCTGGCTCCGCAATACCTCGTTAGCCCGTCGCAGGAAGTGGTCGCCGGGTCCGAAGTGTTCATGGCTGACCTTCGCCGCGACCAAGCCGTAGCTACCCCGATCCGTCCGATTCTCGACGCGCCCACGCCGGACCGCTGGAATCGCTTTATCCACACTGACTTCCTGGCGGGCTAAGTGCGGACTTCGCCTATCCCCCTGGTCGGCGGTGCCTACGCTGACGAATCCCGCCCGTGGACGCAGCAGGACACGTGTAATTACCTGCCGTGCCGTGCCGAGCGTGCCGGGACTCGTTCCCCGGAAAAGCTAAAGACGCCCCCGGGCCT